TACTGGCATGTTTGCCGTTTTTTCAAACAATGCTAATGCAGTAACGGCTACACCAAATAGTAAGAGTGAACAGGTGCAGCCTACGATAGCCCCTTCTGGGGCTTTTTTGGTTTCTAAGACAGCAAATCTTAGCAAACTTACAAAGTATGTCAGCCATGACTCGTTGACAGATAAGGAACTTAAGGACCTTCTATATCAGGTTGGTTTTAGAGGAAAAGATCTTACAGAGGCTTGGGCTGTAGCAAAAAAGGAAAGCAATGGTCGTCCATATGCTTTTAACAAAAATGGCAAAACTGGAGATAAGTCTTACGGCATATTTCAAATCAACATGATTAGAGATCTGGGACCAGACCGAATTAAGAAGTTTGGGCTTAGCGACAACCAAGATCTTTTTAATCCAGTTATTAATGCACAAGTCGCTTTTTGGATGTCTAATGGTGGCCAAGACTGGTCTGCCTGGCATGGTATTACTGCCAAAACAAAAATGTGGATTAAGAAGTTTCCGCTTTAAATCCTTTGTCTAGCATCTTGCTGTAATAAAATTCAGCATAGTGTAATTGACGGTGAAGCCCTGGGTGTGGAGTACGAGTAATACTCTTTCCTGGGGCTTCTCCTATTTTATGATAGTCATAACCATAGTCAAAAATATCTGGGTATTTATCAAACTGGTCTTGATGGCATCTTATAGAATCCCACCCCTTCATCTTATAAAAAGGAAGCAACCCATCAACCGTCTTAGGGTCTATATAAAACTCAAAGTGTGGAGGAAACTCTTTACGTACCTGGTCTTGAGTGTAACTATCAAAATTGTCAAGTAGGAACTTTTCCTGCTCCTCTGAGAGGGAGTTGGTCCATGTTGACCAGATCAAAGTGATATTATTTACTCTGCAGAAAGCCTCAAGCATCTGTATGTGGTTTAGGTTATTCTGGTATACCCACTCATAGGGTATTGTTGCTGAATAGTCCCAAGGAGCAGAATCTTTTGTCTTCCGTGGCTTATTGCCCAAACAATAATCAGTCATCTTAGACCCATCACCAGAAATAAAATAAAACCTTTCAAGTGGAGCAAAGTTACAAATAACATACTCAGGTAAATAGTTATATTTATTAATCATGCCAAAGAAACTAGAGATAATCTGATTTACAGATCCTCCACTATATGAGATATTGCCAACTGCTAGCCCTGTCATATCTGAAAGTATGTCTGACCACCTTAGATCTACTGGAAGACCCTGACCTAGCGTTATAGAGCATCCTAGGGCTACTATTGGGGGTTTGCTTTCAAACTCTATGGATCGAATACCGTCTGAGTTCCAGCGGTAGTTATATTCTTTTCTTGCAATCTCTGCATGAGTTACAAGTATGTCAGATACTGGACCTTCTCCTGGTCTTGGATGAGAAACAATTCCAGATTTAAATATATTAAATAGCATTAATATATCCAGTTCTTCTTTTTAATATTCTTGTACTTTTTATATTCTTTATATTTAAAAAATATACGATGGATAAAATTAATCACCATTTACCAAGCGGACAAGTTGCTTCTTCTAGTTTAACCTTAAGGTGCATCAAGCATCCACACTTAGCACATTGCTTTGTTAAAGAAATAAACTCTGGACACCAATTACAGATGTCATATCTTTCTTTAGCAACTTCATCATTTGATCTTGGCTTGTTTGGATTAAGCAAATCCCAAGGCTTAACGGATTTTTTCAACGTGTACTCCTTTTTAAAAATTATAGCATATTGCTATTTATTTGTAAAGAGATCCAATTATAGGTTTTTTGAATACCATCTTTAAGTGGTGCAGCATAATCCCAACCCAACTTATGTCTAATTAAATCATTATTAGAGTTTCTTCCCCTAACACCTGTTGGTCCATCAATATGAATAACATTAAGATTTTTATCTTCTACAGAACATGCTATTTGGACCAAATCATTAATGCTGACCATCTCTTCAGAGCCAATGTTGACTGGTCCAGAAAAATCTGATTCCATAAGCCTTCTTGTTGCCTCTATGCATTCATCTATATATAGGAATGATCTTGTCTGTTCTCCATCACCCCAAATTTCTATAGAATCTGTTGCATGTATAACCTTTCTACAGATTGCTGCTGGTGCCTTTTCCTTACCGCCATCCCAGGTTCCTTCTGGACCAAAAATATTGTGGTATCTAGCAATTCGCTAAATAATTTTTCCCAGCCATACTCACTATCTGGATCTGCAGGGTATGCATCTGATTCTTTTAATCCAGGATTGTTAGTGTCTAGTTGCTTATAGTCAGGGTACATGCAAGCAGAACTGCTATAAAATATCTTGGTTTTATTAACTCCATACTCATTGTTAAATCTTGACTGCGCCCTAAGAAGATTTAAATTTATAAGTGCAGAGTTCTCCATAATCTGTGAATCATTTTCTCCTGTAAAAATATAGCCTGCTCCGCCCATGTCTGCAGCAAACTGGTAGATCTCATCAAAAGGCTCTGTGAGTTTGTAAGGTATTTCCCTATAAAAATTTCCAGCATAACCTTTAAACAGAATAACTTTATTCATGTTGTCTTGTTCAGAAAGATCACGAACAATAAACTCGTCTGCCTGAGTTTCTGAAAACTCTGGGTGTTTAATATCTACTCCTCTTACCCAATAGCCCTCGGACTTTAGTCGCTTAACCATATGGCTACCGATAAATCCTCCTGCTCCCAAAACTAATGCTTTTTTCATTATTGACCTACCTCCTGAATACTATTCATTTGCTTTTCCCAAAACTCTGCTATATGTAGTTGCTTGTGTACACCAGGGTGGGGCCAGTGTGCTCCAGGTCCTTTTAGTCTTCCATAGTTGTAGGGTATTTTATGATAATCGTAACCGTAATCAAATATTTCTGTATATGCTTTTTGATAATGCTCGTGGCATCCATTCCAGTTTATAATTTCATACTGACTCTTTAATTCTGAAACATCATTTGCCTGAACCCCTGTCTCAAAATTTGTAGGAAATTCTTTTTTAGTTGTATCGGAAACATAATGCCTAAAGTTGTCTTTTAAGAAATCTTCTTGCTCTGTGGTAAGAGTATTTGACCAAGTGGTCCAAATTAGTTTAATATTGTTAGATTCGCAAAAAGCCTCTAACATTTTTATATGATCTAGGTTTTGATAATAAACCCATTCATATGGAAGGATCTCTTCGTAATCCCAAGGTGCAGTTGCTTTTGTCTTTTTTTCTTTATGATTGATGTACCACATATGCATAGCACTAGCGTCTTGACTAATAAAATAAAATCTTTCAAAGTTAGCAAAATGTGCAAGCACTACCTTTGGCTTATATTGATATTGATGAATCATTCCAAAAAAACTTGACACTAAAAGATTGGCGGATGCACCAGAATAAGATATATTTCCAACTGGCATTTTAATATTATCAGAGAGTATATTACTCCACCTAAGATGTTCTGGAAGCCCCTGCCCCAGAGTTACAGAACAACCCAAAACAACAATTTCTGGCTTTGTAGAAAACTCAATTGATCTTAAGCAATCGCTGTTCCAACTATAGTTATATTCAGATCTTTCGACTTCTGAATGTGACGCTAAGATTGGTGATACATGGGAGTAATCTTTTTTTGGATTGTTTTTGTCAATTCCAAAATGAGGTATAACTCTTGGGTTAAAAAGATCAAATAACACTAGTATATTACTCCCTTTCTATTTATCTTTCTATACTTTCTCCACATTTTAAACTTATAAATAACTCTTTTTAGCATTTTGATTCTGGCCACTCCCTCCACCACATCTTTCTTCCTAAGTCTAATGGATAATTTATCCAAGAATAAGGAACTGCTTGGGCTTTTGGCGGGTTATCAAAAAAGTCCCAAGTCTCAACTCCTTTTTGGTTTCTATTTCTATGAATATATGCAGTATATGTGCTTCCAGATGTACCAACAAAATTTACAGAGTTGTGCAAAACTAAATTACAGATTAAACCAAAGACCACCTCATCTTGAAAGGGCAAAGCCATAAATTCATCTTTAAAGTTGTTTACTATATACTCATCCAATAAAACAAAACGATGCTTGTTATCTTGCACCATTTTATGTCCTGGTTCGCAGGTAGAAACAACAATTTGTAAATAATTATTAGCAAATTTGTCTAGCCATGCTTCAAACATGTCTTGGGTTGTCTCAAACATTTTAAGATGATCAGATAGTCGCAAATGCATTCCTTGAAAGTTTCCAAGGGAGGTTGCAATTTTATTTGCTAAGTCTGTATATGGCTTTTTAAATTTAACTGACAATATAGC